ACCAGGAATAGACCAACAAGACACCGAGTATGGTGCTGAAGGTAAATGGTTCTTTGGTAAAAATGTTAGATTTAGATATGGTCTTCCAGAAAAAATAGGAGGTTTTACTACAGTTACAACAGAAACTTTAATAGGTGCAGCACGTGGTATTGTCGATTGGTCTGACCTTAGAGGTGAACAATACTTAGCAACAGGAACTAATAAAAAATTATACGTTTATCAAAATGATGCTTGGTATGATATTACACCAACACGCGCAACAGCAGCGGGTAACATTACAGGATTTATAACTGTAAATAATTCTCCTACAGTGACAGTAACAGACGCAGCACACGGAGCCATAGAAGGAGACTTTGTAACCATAACAAGTGTTAGTGGTGCAGTAAATGGTATACCAGCAGCTACATTACAAAATAAACAATACGAAATAATAGAAGTTGTATCTACATCACAATATAAAATTACAGCTACTGCTGATGCAACGAGTACAGGTGCCTCTGCAGAAACAGCAACAGCATCATATGAAATTAATACTAACCCTGTTATATCTATAGCCGGTTATGGTTGGGGTGCAGGTACTTGGGGATTATCTACATGGAACACGACTAGAGCTGGTATTGCAGCACCTAACACAGTACAATTAGATTCAGGTAAATGGTCTTTGGACACCTGGGGTGAAGATTTATTAGCATGTCAGTTTAACGGCTCACTATATTACTGGGACACATCAGCTAGTTCAGGTACACCTGTTGCAGCTGCAATTATTTCTAATGCCCCAACTCAAAATAGATTTGTTTTAGTTTCTGGTACAGATAGACATGTTATATGTTTTGGAACACAACTTATAGGTACAACTACACAAGACGATATGTTTATACGTTGGTCTGATCAAGAAGACGAAAATGATTGGACACCTACATCTACTAATACTTCGGGCTCACAACGATTAACAGATGGTAGTAAATTAATCACTGCTAAAAGATCACGTGGTGCTATACTTGTATGGACAGATACAGCTTTGTATCAAATGCAATTAGTAGGTGCACCTTTTACATTTGGTTTTTCTCAATTAGGCTCTGCATGTGGTGCTATAGGATTACACTCAGCAGTAGAACAGAACGGGAACGCTTTTTGGATGGGTAAAGATTCTTTTTTCGTGTTTGATGGTGCCGTTAAAAAAATACCTTGCAGCGTGGAGGATTATGTATTTACAAATATAGATCAAGCATCACAAAAAGATACGTTTGCTTGTCTTAACAGTGAATTTAATGAAGTAACATGGTTCTATCCTTCTAGTGGATCACCTCAAATAGATAGATATGTTACTTATAATTATGAAGAAAAAACTTGGTCCATAGGAGAATTAGCTAGAACTTCATGGGTTGATAAAGGTGTATATGATTTTCCTTATGCATTAGATTTTGATCCTAACAGCTCAACAACACCAGTTGCCCCATTGTCTCCGGCTACAGAAATATCTGGTGTCACTAACGGACGTGCATTAATGTATGCACAAGAATTTGGAACAGATGCAAACGGTGTAGCTTTAGAATCAGAATTAAATTCTGGTGCTTTTGTTATTCCACAGGCAGGTGAAAATTTACTATCAGTTAAAAGATTTATACCTGATTTTAAAGTTATCACAGGAAATGTAGGTGTTGATTTAATTTTTAGATTATATCCTACATCAACTGCTACTACTATTGCACATACAGTTACATCCACTACAGAAAAAGTAGACACACGCGCACGTGGACGTCAAGCACAAATTAGTATAAAGACTACAGAGTTAGGTTCTAATTGGCGTTATGGAACATACAGAGCTGATGTACAACCAGATGGAATGCGATAATGGCACAAATAATTTTACCAAGAACACCACAGGGAACTCCAGAATATGATAAGGTACAAATAGATAAGCTAGTTGCTAACTTAGATCAATTAATTTTATTGCTTAATAGTACTTACACACCGGAAACGTTGCGTAATGATGATGAAGCGTTTGCGTGGTTTAATGGGTAACGTATATACAAATTACAAAGTAGATTTAGCTACAAATACTAACCCTGTGGTACTGTATACAGTGCCAGATAAGGTACAGGCTGTAATCAAATCTATAAGAGTTAGTGACGACTCAAGTGCTGGTAGTACTATTACTATAACTATTACAGATGCAGCAAGTGCAGTGTTTAGTTTAGGTAAAGATATAGTGGTAGGAGCCGTGGTTCCTGTAGAATTACTAACTGAACCCTTAATAGCTAAGCAAGGAGAGATAATTACGGTCACGCCAGGTAATGCAGATAGGCTACATGTAGTGCTTTCTGTGCTTGAAATTAATAATAATACTTGATATAAGGAGTAAACATGCCTATAAAAGATGATAGTGTAGTAAAATGGACTACGGTAAACGGGGAACAAGTACCTGAAATAGTGGTGCCAGCCGAAGTAACTATTACCAACACTAAAACAGGGAAACAATACGGGTCAGATAAAGAAGCTGACGATGATGTTAAAAACCCTGCAACCGAAACAGAGATACATCACATTAGACGTGATGTAAAAGTATCTGTAGCAATTCACGAAATAATTAAAAGTATAGCAGGGAGTTTATAAATGTTACATCCATTAATATTAGCCGCTTTAATAGGTGGAGGAACAGGAGGACTTTCAGCAGCAGCCAGAGGAACTGATCCTATGAAAGGGATTTTAACAGGCGCTGCAACGGGTGCAATAACAAGTGGTTTAGGAAGTATGTTAAGTGGAGGACAACTTGCAGCAGCAGAAGCAACGAAAGCAAAACTAGCAGAAGAAACTATTCGAAATAATGCAATTAAAAGTATGGGTGCAGGCAGTGCAGAAACAGCTAAACAAATGAGTGCACAACTTGCAAAAGGACAAGCATCAGCGGCTGCAAAAAAAGCTATGATACCTTCAAATTTTCAACAAGCAATGGATCCTTTTGCATTAGCTCAAAAAGAAAAAGTAGGGAGAATGGCTTATGCCACAACACCTGCAGCAGCAATGACGGGTGAGTTTTTATTTAATCCACCAGAGAAAGAAAAGAAAAAAGGTCCTCCTTTAAATATGTTTTATGGACGTAATCCAGGAAGATTTATGTTTGGTGAATGGGCAGACCCTTCTAAAATAGAAGAGATATATGAAGATAAAGAAAATCCTTATTACTATCCAGAGTACGCGGAAGGTGGAGCAGTAGAACAAGGTATGAATATGAATGCTATTGCACGATATGCAGCAGAGTATTTACAAGGAAATGGTGTGGAACCAACACCTGAAAATGTTCAAGAAATAATAGAACAAGTTATGGAACAACAACAATCAACTCAATACCAACCTATGGCAGGCCTTGGCGGACAACTTCAAGGTATGACCCAACAATACTCAAAACCTATGGGTTCAGAAATGATGGAAGAAACAGAAACAGTTCAAGGTATGAATCAAGGTGGTACACCTCGTAGATACTATCAAGAAGGTGGCCTTGGAGCATTGATGGGTGGCATGGGTGACATGATGCCTAGTGGTGATTTAGACATGCGACCAGGTGGAGAGCCAGTGGGCCCAGGAACCGGGACATCTGATGATATACCAGCCATGTTAAGTGATGGAGAGTTTGTTATGACAGCAGCAGCTGTTGAAGGAGCTGGTGGTGGCGATCGCGCTACAGGATCAGAACGTATGATGAACATGATGAAGAACTTTGAACAAGGTGGACAACCTTCCCCAGAGTCACAAGGACTTGGAGGAATGGAAGAAACAACGATGACTGAAATGATTGGACCGCAAGGAATGATGATGGAAGAAGATACAATGATGGAAGGTATGGCATGACAACATTTGCAGCAATAGGTAAAGCAATAGTAGCAGCTAAAAAAGTTGGAAAATCTTTAGACTCAGTTCCTTTAGGAAAGTTTGCACCTCACGTAGCAAGTAAAAGAAAAGTATTAGCTAAAGCTATTAAAAAAGCGCCTAAATCTAGAAGAAAAGCTATGGATAGACATCCAGAAAAATTTTCTATTTTCGATGTAAACACTAGAAAAATTTTAGGTCCTAGAGGAAATTATAAAAAAGGCGGAAAAACTAAAGGGAAAAAATAATGGTTCTTACATACAAAAGACCTAGTAAAAAAGATTTACCGGAAACAATTAAATTACTATTTAAGTTTCGGGATGATTACAGTGAACTTTTTCCTACACCAGATGTAGATAAAGTAACTGCGACTGTGCAACATCATTATGAAAAAGGATTTATTCATAATGTCTATAAAGATAATAAACTAATTGGAAGTATTGGTGCTGCTCCTTCAGAGTGGTGGTTTTCTCCTGAAAAGTTTATTTCTGAAACATGGTTTTATGTATTGCCAGAAGAGAGATCTTATGCAATAGCTAAGAAATTATTAGCGGAGTTAAAACAATACCGTGCAGGAAGTACAGTTCTCCTTCCTATTAGTACGGGTTTTGATAGACCGGCTTTATATGAAAAATTAAAGTTTAATAACATGGGAACAATTTGGAGATATAATTAAATGTGTTTTGGCGGTGGACCTAGTGTACCTGATACAACGACGCAAACCCAATATGTAAGGGAGGCGCCGGAGATAGAAGCTCGTAAGCTTGGGCTTATGGACACAGCTAGTCAACTAGCTGGAACAGCTTTACAATTACCTACTCAACAAGTTGCTGGATTTACTCCTAATCAACAACAAGCTTTTGGAGCTCAACAAAAAGGTTTAGGAACATATCAAAATTACATAAATTCTGCAGCTAACATGGCAGGTCAATCTACTCAAGCTTATGATCCTAATTCTTATAAAGATTATTTAAATCCATATCAAAGTTATGTAACTCAAGGTATTCAAGATCAAATTGCACAAGCACAAAACCAAGCTAACATGCAAGCTGCTAAAACAGGATCGTTTGGTGGATCAAGACAAGGTATTCAAAGTGCTGAGCTTCAAGCACAAGGAGCGCAAGCAGTTGGTCAATCATTAGCTCAAGGTTATGGACAAGCACAACAGCAATCACAACAAAACTTTCAAAATCAACAACAACGATTGCAGCAAGGAGCTCAACTAGCAGCTGGTTTAGGACAACAACAGCAGCAACAGCAAACAGCTGATGTAACAGGATTATTACAAACTGGAACATTACAACAACAAAATGCTCAGATGCAAGAGGATGCTAAATTTAAACAACAAATGTCTCAGCTTTATGAGCCATACCAAAGAGCAGGATTTGTTTCCGACATATTCCAAGGTTCTCCAACTAGTGCTTCATCTATTACGATGTCTACAGCACCAGGCACTAATCCTTTAGCGCAAGCAGTAGGGGCCGGAATTACAGGGCTCGCTGCATATCAAGGATTTGCCAATAAGAAACCATAAAGGTCACATGAATAGAAAAATATTACAAAGACCTATGTTTCAACAAGCACAAAGACAACATTATAATCCAGGTGGTTTTGTTAATAAGTTAATTAATATTGGTAAAAAACCAATAACTCAATTAAAAAAATTAAATCAATATGACAAAGGATTATCTCCTCTTCCAGATGGCTCTATTTCTTTAGGTAAAAAACCTAGAACTTTTCCCATGAGTGCAATTATACCTAACAGAAAATCTTTAAAGGCAACTTACGCAGGAACTATTGGGGTATCAGGATATGATCTTTTAGCTCCAGAGCAAATAGAAGCACCAATTCAAATGGAAAATGTGGTTGATGCTAATAATAATATTATAAGTAAAAAAGTAATTGCTGATAAAGCAGATAATCTTACAAATAAAATTTCAGAAATAAAAGATAACGCAGTGACTGCTATTACTGGAGGAAATACTGAGAAAGAAGCATTAGGAAATGAAAATTTTCAAGGAGCTAATATTTTATCAAAAGATATTTTTGCTACTAAAAACGATGAAGTAGAAGCAGCAAAAGATAATCCTGAAAATAAAATGAATATGGATTTAAAAATTTCCCCTTTAGCTAATGGTCCAACTAATTATGGAGAACAAGTAAGCATAGATCAAATTGATATGACTAAAGTTAATGCTATTAAAGAACAACTTAATGAATTAGTAGGAGATCCAACAGATTCAAATAATATTAATATGCTAATGCAATTAGGAGCCTCTTTAATGTCAGGAAAAACATTAAAAGGTGGGCTAGCGGGTTTCTTTGATGTTGCAGGGCAAGCAGGATTACAAATACTACCTCAAATGTTAGCTATATCTGATAGACAAAACACACGTGATTCAGAATTAGCATTAGCTGCTTTTGAATTAGTACAAGAAGCTAATAATAAAGACACTGGTTTTGGACCAGGAAAAGGTACAATGGTTTACCCTCATCAAATTCAATATAAAACAGAAAATGGAGAGTACGTAAAAGATGAGAATAATAATTTTATTCCTATAGGTTACACACCTGTCGGAACAGCTGTTGGTTTTAGTAAAGATTATCAATCACAAGGCATGATGAATGCTAATTCAGTTTTAACATCACAAGGACTACCTCCAATGTATACTTTACTAGATGCTGGTACAACAGGAGCAGCTGGAGCGTTTGGTGCAAACGAATTATCTTCTGAAACACCTGGTAACCGTGATGAAGCAAAAAAATATGCCACTGTACTAGAGCGTGGTCTTCCAAGAATTGCTGATATGTTAAAATACATTACTACTTATAATGGTGAAAATAAAACATTTAATTCTGATACTACTATAGGACCAGCAGGTATTTTAGCAGAAAAAGCTAGAAATTTCTTAGCACCTTGGGAACAAATTGCTACCATGGCTCCTTTTATGGGCGCTAATGAATCAGAAGTTATGGGTAACATGGCAAAAAGTTATCAAGAAGCTTTTGAAATGGTTGATCAATATTGGATGCAACAGATGGACACTGATAATGGACGTCTTGTAGATATGGAAGATTTAAGTGCGTTAAATAGAGATGGTACATTTACTGATGAACAAGGAGTTTATGCAGGACAAACTTATACTTACCGTGATCAAGGTGGTAATTTGCAAACAGCACAAACAGAAGCTGGCGATATATATGAAACACCATTATCACTTAAACTTAAAATTGGTGCACAATCTAATCCTTGGAATGACACTAACGTTGGTTTAATGGAACAGTATAAAAACCAAATTGGTATGGTCGTTGCACGTTACAAACAACCTACTGGTCGTTTACTTGCAGATACAATTAGAGATTCAAAAAATGATATTGATTTAACTCAATGGAAAAATCCTAATGACCTTGTTAATAAACAGTTTACTTATTTTAAAAATTTCTTAACAGATTGGAATAGACAATTAGGTTCAGCTAATGAAGAAGTAACTGCAGATCTTATTGATGTAAGATTTGGAGCAGCAGATGGATCTGGTGGGGGACTAGCTAAACTGAATAATGCAATTATGTCTTACAACATGTGGGCAGATATTAAAGAAGCAAGAAATCCTGGAACTGTAGTTAGACCAATGGGTGATTCTTGGATTAGATTACCAGGTCTTATTTATCCAGGTGCTGATAAACCAGGTGGAGGTACTTATAACACAGCTGATATTAGAGAATATTTTACATCAGGATTAAGAAGTGGTAGTGTTGGTAGAAGTGAAAGTAACTATGGTACTATTATAGATGATGAGGTAGATATGGATACGTATATTGACGATTACTTTAACGCATTGGATAACTAATGGCTGTATTTGATTTAATTCCTAAGGTAAATAATTTTGAAGACCGTAAACCTAAACCTGCACCTGATCAAGAATACAAAAGTATTGATCCAGGAGGCAGACCCATTACAGGTATGGAAGCACAAATTCGTGAAGATAGAAAAACGTTTGTAGAACCGTGGGCTCAACCTATTGGTAATGCTTTTTCAAGAGCAACAAGAAGGATAGGTGATAAGTTTGTGCCGGGCACACCTTTTATGAACACTTACCGTGCTAGACAAGATCAAAAAGCACAACAAGATAGATCATTTGAACAAAAAATGATCTTAAGGAAACAAAATCCTAAAGAAATTGTAAGAGAAAGAGCTGGTGAAATGTTTCAAGCAGCCGTTAAAAAATATAGAAAAAATGGTGATCAAGGAGTATTTAAATATGCTGAAGATTCTATTACAAAAATGATAAAGATGTCAGGTTACGCCCCACAAGAGTTTAACTTACCTGGCACTATTGATATATCAAACGTTGACCCTGATCCTTTTTATTTAGATAGTGATAGACCTAATCCTTTTCCAGAGATAGAGATTGCAGCAGAAACTATTATGGGAACAGCTGCTAGTTTATATGGTGCCACTAACACTGGAGCTAGACAATTTGCTAATATATTTGCAAGAGGTGCTAAGATTGGAGCAAAAGCTCCAGTACCAGGTGCTTGGAAGTTCCTTGCAAGTGTTGCGGGAGGATCGTTTGCAGTTGGATCAGCTTATTTTGGATATGAATTAGGATTAGATTTATATAACGAAGGTTCTAAAGCAAAAGCTAAATTAGAAGGACGTGATCCTAAAACTTATTCAATGAATAGACCTGGAATTGGTCAAAGACTTTACCGTACTGCAGATCTTGCAGCTACTGATGCATTACTAGGAACTGTTGTCATGGGTTTTAGACCTGCATACAATGGACTAAGAAACTTTACAAGAAAGCATGTTAGTGGAGTAAAAGGAGAAGCATTAGATAAAATAGAAGCAGGACAAAAATTAGTAGATAAGTTTCCTACTGGTGGATATGGTGTAGAGGGAAAATTTCCTTCTGAATTAGGAGGTATATCTATTTTACCAGGCGGTCCTACTTTAACAGGGATAGGCCGTAAGCATGGTTTAGATGACATAGAAGAATTAAGAAGAGGACTCTTTCCTTTTTATTGGGGTAACATTGAAAGAGGTGCAGGTGAAATGCCAATACAAGGAACTCCTTATTCTATTGCTACAGCTGGTAATCCTATTTTAGGAACAACAATTCAAACAGGTGGTAGATTTCCTTACATTGGTGGAGGTATTAAAATTAACTTAGAAGAACAAGGTGAAATGCTTGTTAACTTATATCATAATATGTTTGCTGCTTATGCACCTACAGTGTCAACACATGCGTTGATGTCTAGTAATATATTAATGGCAAGAAATAAAACAGCAGCACGTTATCTTGCTAACTTAAAAAGAAAATTAAATAGGTTTAGAAGACATGCAAAAGAAACAGGTTACACTATTGATGCCGGACCTATTCGTGCAACAATGGAAGAATTATTAGATAATGTTCCTAAGACTAAAAAAATGTTTGATTCAGAAGGTAGAATGCTTTCAGGTTACGATATTAGGTCTCCTGAATATGGTTTAAATGATCTTACTAGATTTCCTGAAGCAGAAAAACAATTTTATAATTGGGTTAATGAAACACTTCAAGGTTCAGTAGCAAGTCGTAGTAAATTTTCTATTGTTGAACTAGAAAAATTATTTAAAGACATTGAATATTACGCAAAAAGATACAAAGACAATCCTGACGTTATGGATTCTTTAACTAGATTAAAACAATCAACAGAAGCATCATTAGGAACAGTGCAAAATAGTGAGGCAAGAAGATTACTTGATGACTATGATAATTATGCAGCAAACGGTATGCTTTTGTTTGATAGTGCTGCAGGAAAAAAGTTTGGTAGTGTAATAAAAAATGGTTTTACTTTAAGATTAGCGGAACAAGGACCTAAAGCAGCAGACGATTTATTTGCTACAGCATTTGATGCTAACACTCCTAGTACTGTTAGAGCTTTTAAAAATATAGTAGGACCGGATGTATTTAATCAAACAACTAGAAGATTTTTACAGGATGCTTTTGAAAATTCAGTAGAAAAAGGAACTAAAGAAGGAATAGATCAAATTAACTTTACTAAATTTAAAGCTATATTAGGTTTAGATAATCCAGCTAGTAACAAATATCAATCATTAAAAGAAATGTTACCGGGTGCATCACCAACTACAGGCGGAGGTAGAGCACCAACAGCTACAGACTTTGGTAAATTTGATCCAGATAATTTTGCTACAATAAGACCAGGAGGAAATATTCCTGGAGCTGTAATGGAAGGTGTTGAAAGTAATGTAGCTAAATTACCTACAGTGACAGATCTTGAAACATGGGTAGCGATGGTAGAAGATGTATTTAAATACGGGATACCAGACATTAGTACATTCATAGCAAGACGTGCACAGATCTCTGGTTTACGTGGAGCAATTAGATCTTTTATGCCACTTGGTAATATTGAACCAGTAGCACATGGTGGAACTGCAGCTGCAGCATCAGGTGCCACAGGATTTTTAGGAGGACTACCAGGTTTTATACCTTTACTTATGGGAACTATTTTAACAAGAGCTGGTGGTAAAGTATTAACTAATCCACTTAACATGCGTGTATTTAAAAATGCAATTGATTATAAATTACCGGAACGTGCACGTAATGCAGCAATAATAAAAATGTTTAATTTATTTAAACCTGAGATAGAACAAATAGATCAAGAGCTGGAAGCTTTAGAGATAGAATCAATGCGACCATCTAAAAGAAGAAGTTTTTATGAAGGTGTTAAAGAAAATATTGGTAATAAAATTAATGAAGTTATGCCTAAGTTTGGAGATCAAAGTAATGCACAACCAGTGCAACCAACCGTGCCCCAAGGACCTGCGGTTATGGAAGAACAATCAACAGAAATGGTATCAGCAGCACCAGTACAATCAATGGCGCCAGTCGCTGGATCATCACTTGATTCTAGTAACACCTTAAATACAGGTGCAGCGCAAGCGTTATACACAGGTGATACAGATGGGGCTTTGGCCGCACAATACGGAAATACTCAAACAGCTGCACAAGGTGGCTTAATGACATTAAGGAGAACATGAAAAAACAAATTAAAAACAAACTAAAAAAAATATCTAAAGAATTAAAGGGAGCTTCTGCTATGCATAAGAGACAATCAAAAACTGTTAAGAAAATAGTAAAGAGAATAAAAAAACCGTGAACGTAAAAGATTATATCGCAGTTATAGGATCATTAGTTGCTTTAGGCATAGCCTGGGGTATGACTAATCAAAAAGTATATGCCATGGAAAAAGATATGGATCGCATGGAACAAGCTTTAATGATGTTTACACAAATTGAAATACGAATAGCTGTAATGGAAACAGAACTTAAAAATATAAATAAAAAATTAGATGACAAGTAATAAACTTTTAGAATCAGTAAAAAGACACGAAGGGTTTTCTAATAAAGTTTACTTAGATACCAGAGGATTTCGTACAATTGGTGTAGGTCATTTGTGTGTAGAAGATCATTGGGAAGACGAGAAAGAATATCCAGAGGATATGTTAATGGAACTATTAGAAAAAGATTTACAATCTGCAATAGATCAGGCAGATGATATGTGTAAAGGTTTAGAGTTACATGAAGATGCAAGGCATTTAATAATTGAAATGATATTTCAACTTGGTGGCAACGGTGTATCTAAGTTTAAAAATATGTGGAAAGCTCTTAAAGAAACACCACCTAATTATTTTGAAGCGCATGTCCAGATGCTTGACTCACGTTGGGCAAAACAAACACCTAATAGAGCTGCTGAAATGGCAGAAAAAATGCAAAACTGTAGCTAATTATTTTATTTTGTGGTATAATATCACGTGCAATTAACAAAGAAATATAATTACGCAGAACTTAAAAGACAGGATGGTGAATCCCGTTTATACCTTACACCTGATGGTGAAAGCTTACCATCTGTTACAACTGTCCTAAATAAAACAAAAGATAAATCATTTTTAAAACAATGGCGTGCAAAAGTTGGAGAGGCAGCTGCAGAGAAAATTATAT